CAGTCCCCCTCGATATTCGTCCCTGCGGCTAAGCCGTTGTAGCCCAAGCCTAAGACCATGCGCTCCTTGTTCAGAGCGCAAGCCCCTACCTGCTGATAGGGGTCTTCGCTACGCAGGGCAGCGGTCTCCGCCAGCTTTAGCGAGTATCTCTGCCAATTCAACCTCGACATTATTCGCTGGAGCGCTTGTAGACCATTTTGGGTCTGCCCGTGCGCGGTTTAATTTTCCCCACGGTCCTAAGCTCTCCGCTGGACAAAGCTTTGTTAATTTTAGCATGAATCGATACCCTCGAGAGTTTTTTTTCTAGGGCGTCGTAAATCTCCTCGGCAGTGAACTCATTCTCAGGCCAACTTACGTTAACCGCTGGTCTGCCTCGGCGCTTCGAAGCCTTGGGCGGCTTCGGGTCCTCGTTACTAGCTTGCTCTCTCTCGTGTTCATTCATAATCATCATATCGTAGCGTGTATTTTAAGAAAAGTCAAAACTTTTTTTAGAAATCCCCCCTCTCAATCGCATAAAATAAAAAAATGACAATTTTTGAAGCATCATCAGACCTATTTGGGTGGTTTAGGAGCCACGACTCTTTCATAATAGAAAAGGATTTTCAGTCCTTGGTGCTAATTTCAGAAGACGAAGAAAGAGACACTGCCTCGGTACTCGCCGGATTAAAGCACCTCGAGGCAATGGAATTGATAAAGAAGCAATCTGTCGGGGAGCAAGAAGTCTGGCTGCTTAGTAAATCATTCTCCCAATTCGAGCAAAATGTAGAGCTCTCGGCTGATACCTGTGCCATGCTCGCGGAAGTGGTTAATGATTTTTGCGATTTAATCGAAGACAAAACGGACTACTGCGACCCTACTGCAATTTGCGAAAAAGACGTAAGAAACTTGCTGCTGATATACGAACAAACGAAAAAGATTGCTCACGAGAATATGGATAATGATTTGACTTGATATCAAAATCATGATAGCGTCTGAAAAATAATTTAAGCTCGCAGAGAGAAATCTGAAGGAGTTTACCTAAGATAGCCGAAGCAAAGTAAGCGTGGCAGTTAGTCTACTGCCTAATCAAGGGATGACTGATTACGAACTGCATGTAATCAAAAGACACTTGGTTAGTTACCAAGGTTTGCCCCATCGTTAGCGAAAGCTAGGTGGCCTAATGTAAGAGGAGTTTTCCGTGGTACGGTCCCTCCCGCCCGAAAGGGTAGTTAGGTTCAGTTTTAAACTGATTTGCAGCGTGTTGTGGAACATCCCATCCATTTTAAAAACATAGGGCTTAAAAGAAAAAGCAGCACACGCTACATGACATCTCCCCCCTCTGTGGGGGGGTGTCGTGTTTTCGCTTAAAGAAAAATTAACACACAGTTTCTCTTGACTAAACGACAAAAAAGACATATCATCCGTTATGGTTATAGGCGTTTCAGGAGTAGCCGGTTCCGGCAAGGACACATTCTTCAAGATTTTTCAAGACCTTTTAGGGGAGCGAGAAGTAAAGAGGTTCGCGCTAGCGACCTCACTTAAACGAGAAGCCGGAGACTGGACGATTCCTCATTACGGAATAGACCCCCTAAATTGCACCAGACAAGAAAAAGAAATTATTCGCCCATTCCTAGTCTTTCACGGAGTAAGCAAGCGTCGCGAATCCAGAGGTAGACATTGGATTGACAAGCTTAATAATGAAGTGCTGCCCTTTAAAGATAGTGAAGAGCTCGCCGTTGTAACTGACATTAGATACGCCGAACATGAAAAAGATGAGATTTATTGGCTAAAAGAAGAACTGAATGGCGTATTGGTGCATATTTCAACGTATACAACCGTCGCAGACCACAACGAAGGGGCTTTATTGTTAAAATTTTTACCGCCAGCGAACGGAGAGGAGTCGAGGAATGACTCGACGTTAAAGGCGAGGGCAGATTACGTCTTGGAGTGGCCGAGAATCGAAGAAGGGCTCGACGTCAGAGAAGAGTTAAGGCCCTACGTAGAAAGGTTTGTAAACAAAATTAATATTTAGGTTTAAATATATTTCAGTTCCATTCGTCTACAATGAGGAGTAAGATGGAAATGGACGATAAGGAACTTGTTGAGAAACTAAAGGAGTACGAATGCGAGGATAGCCTAAAGGAGTTAATCCAAAGGCATTCCGCCCTCTGCTATAGCGTTTATTACAAATATTCAGGGGCGCTCGCTTCTTCCGGAGTCAATTTCACAGAAGCTTTGAAGGAGAAAGACTTCGTCATATACAAAGCAGCAAAATCATACAAGGCTGATAAAAAAGCCAAATTCTCAACATGGCTAGGCAACTACACCCGCTATCACTGCCTGAACTTAATGAACGATAAAAGGAACTACATATGCGTAGAAGACAAAGACCTTCATTACCACATAGATAAGCAAGCCTCGGAGGAGGCTCCCGTCGAGAATTTAAAAGAAATAAGAGAGTACGTGCGAAACATTCTCAGTCAATTAAGAGACGGTAGGATAAAGAAGGTCTTTGAGTTAAGGTATTTTTCGAGCAACGGCAAAGCTACTTGGAATACGATAAGCAAGAAAATGCATGTGAGCATCCAGACGGTAATAAATCTACATTCAAGAGGAGCGAAAATCCTAAGAAAAAAAATTCACTCTGAAGAATATAAAGATATGATTTGACATTTTTCCAAAAGAGAGATACACTATATAAGTTATGAATAATACCACAAGTAATACCACAAGCAACGGCGACAAAAACTTCGAAGAAGAAATCGGAGCCCTATGGAAGCGTAAATCAAAGAACGGTCTAACCTATTTGGCTGGACACGTTAAAATCGAGGACGAGCTCGGCACAGAGAAAATGGTGAAGGTTGTCTTATTTAGCAATAAGAAAAAAACCAACGAGAAGCAGCCTGACTTCAGGATGTATGTCTCGAAGGCTCTCCCGCGTCAAGACGAGGAAGCGTCCAGCGCGCCCGCAGAAGCGCCGCAAGAATCCTCTGAGGCTGAAGACTTACTGTAAAAATGAGCTTCGCCTTAAATGTCCCGCTTAACGGCGTCTCCTTTGGACAGCTTTCAACGGCTATCTCTAAAGAAATTATGCTTCGCGGGGAACAGCCGGCGTTCTTCCCTATCGGGCAGGTAGACTTATCTGCTCAAGGGGAAGACGCCGAGTTTATCGAATGGCTTAATAAGTGTACGATGTTAGGGCTTAACGAGCATTCAAGGGAGAACCCCTCGATTAAATTATGGCATCTCAATAACGACTCTGTTCTATCACCGAGCACGAGGCAGAGCCTAATAACTTTTTATGAACTAGACTCCCCTACTCCCCACGAGCTAAACGTAATTAAAAATAACGATAAAGTCTACGTCACCTCGGAGTACACCAAAGAGGTCTTCACCTCCGCAGGGGCAGATAACGTGAAGTACTTACCACTGTTTTTTGATAGTAGAAATTTTCAAAGGAAAGACGATACCTTTTACTCCGACGATAGAATTACATTTAACGTCGCGGGCAAGTTCGAAAAGCGAAAACACCACGCGAAAATCCTAAATACTTGGGCCAAGAAATTTGGGAATAGTAAAAAGTTCTATTTAAATTGCGCGCTATACAATAGCTTTCTCAAGCCTGAGGATAACGAGGCTTTAGTCCGTTCTAGTTTACAGGGCGAGAATTACTTTAATATAAATTGTCTTTCGTTTATGGGCAAAAATTCAGTTTATAATGATTTCCTAAACTCAGGAGACATTATCATAGGCATGTCGGGCGGAGAAGGCTGGGGTTTACCTGAGTTTCAATCTGTCGCGATGGGAAAACACTCAGTTATCCTAAATGCAAATGGATACAAGTCTTGGGCTAACGAGAAGAACTCTATACTCGTAGAGCCTAGGTCGGATAAAATTCCAGCCTACGACGGTATGTTCTTTAATAAAGGAAACGCCGTCAGTCAAGGAAACATATTCGATTGGGATGAGGATGACTTTATCAGTGCTTGCGAAGAAGCTATTAAAAGAGTAGAAACCGACAAGCTTAATAAAGAGGGCCTAGAGCTTCAATCTGAGTTCTCTGTAGATAAAACGGTCGACATTCTACTGAGCGATGTGGCTGAGAAATAAAACCACGAGCCAGTCTAGAGACAAAAGGTTTTTTTAATGCCCATCTATCAATACTCTCACCCCACCTGCCCAACCGTTATCGATGTGGTACAGTCAATGTCTGAGCCTCATGTTTATATTGATGAGGAGGGGGTAGCGTGGAATAGAGTGTGGGCCGCGCCAAACGCCTCCATAGATACTCAAAACGATGGGACCAGAGAGGGATTCATGAAACATACCCAGAATAAGAAAGGCACGGTAGGTGACCTTTGGGAGGCCTCAAGGGAGTCCGGAGAGAAAAGGCAAAAAGAAGAAGGCAAAGATAAAGTAAAAGAGAAATTTGAAGCAAATTATTCTAAAAAACGGCACGGCATGAAGCGCAAGGACTCCTGAGAGTTATACTTCCTTTTTTTGAATAAACTAAATTCGCTTTCTGGTTGATTTTACTTCCCTCTCAATCAAAAACGATGTAATGTAGTCTACAGTACAAAGATTTCTCCCCATACAAATGAATATTAAAAAACGCAACGGCAAGCTCGAGAATCTAGATATCAATAAAATTAACTTAAGAGCCGAAAGGGCCTGTAAGGGGCTAGAGGACACCTCGGCGAGTGAAGTCGTTCTGGACGCTCACGTTCAATTTTACGATAAGATTACCACTCAAGAAATTGACAAGGCTCTTATTATGTCTGCCCGTCAAAAAATTGAGAAAGACCCTAATTACTCTTACGTAGCGAGCAGACTCCTAATGTCTAATATCCATAAGGAGGTCTTTGGGGAGAGTCACGATAAAGACGTATTCGAAAATCAGTACAGACTAACGTTCATAAAAAATATTAAAAAGTTAATTAAATTTGGAATCTTAAACGAGAACTTGCTTAGCTACGACTTGAAAAGGCTATCCGAGGCTCTAGATTTTGAGCGTGATTTAAAATTTAAATACCTCGGAGCGCAAACCGTATACGACAGATACCTTCACCACATTGACGGCAGAAGGCTAGAGACCCCTCAGGCGTTCTGGATGCGGGTTGCAATGGGCCTTGCTATTGATGAGGAGGACAAGGAAAAATCTGCAATTGAGTTCTATGAGGCTTTGTCAACCTTTCGCTTGTGCTGTTCTACTCCGACCCTTTTCAATAGCGGAAGCGTCCGAAATCAACTTAGTTCATGTTACCTCAATACATTTGAAGATAGTATTGATGGAATTTTCGATGGCGCTTGGCAAGAAGCTCGTAAGTCTAAATTCGCTGGAGGGCTAGGGTTTGATGTCACGAATTTTAGGTCTTCCGGCTCATACATAAAAGGAACCAACGGAACATCCAGCGGTCTGGTCCCTTGGCTTAAAATCTACAATGACCTTTTAGTAGCCGTAAACCAAGGGGGGAAACGTCCCGGCGCAGGATGTGCTTATATTGAACCTTGGCATCTTGATATAGAGGAATTTCTTGACTTGAAAAAGAACACGGGGGATGAGCGTCGTCGCTGTCACGACATGAATACCGCGAACTGGATTCCTGACCTCTTCTTTCGAAAAATACAGGCGAGCGAGGACTGGTATCTCTTCTCCCCCTTAGACGTAAGAGACCTCCATGAACTCTACGGAGACGCTTTCGATAAGCGGTATAAAAAATACTGCAAGCTCGCGGATGACGGGGCAATTCCGAACCACAAAGTCGTAAAAGCAAAAGACCTATGGAAGAAGATGCTCCGCGTTTTATTCGAGACGGGTCACCCTTGGATAACTTTCAAAGACAACGCTAATATGCGCTACTCCAACTCGCACGAGGGGGTGGTTCATAGCTCCAACTTGTGCACGGAAATTTTCCTCCATACTAAACCGTCTCGATACGATAAAGGGGTTAAGTCTGAGGTCGGCGAAACCGCTGTTTGCAACCTGAGCTCCATTAACCTGAAAGAGCATCTTAATGACGAAGGGAAGTTAAACTTTGAATTGCTTGCGGAAACGATTGCCCTCCAGATGAGGATGCTTGATAATGTAATCGATTTAAATTTCTACCCGACGAAGGAGGCCGAAAAGTCTAATCTAAGCCACAGGCCAGTTGGTGCTGGCTCGATGGGGTGGGCGGACGTCTTTAATTCTTATGAAGTGAGCTTTTCCAGTGATGAGGCAGTAAAGTTCTCTGATGAATTATATGAATTTATTTCTTATCATTGCATCTTGAATTCCAGCAAAAATGCGAAAGAGAAGGGCTCGTATCCGACCTACGAAGGGTCGCTCTGGAGTCAAGACATCTTACCTATCGACACTTATAAAACTCTAATGAACTACCTTGGGGGAAAGCCTATCCTCCACCGTGGCAAAAAATTCTGTCCAGAGCTTGACTGGAAGAAGGTCCGGGGGCATATTAAGGAACATGGAATGCGGAACAGTAATACTATGGCAATTGCTCCAACCGCAACCATATCTTATATCCAAGGCTGCTCTCCTTGCATTGAGCCAGACTTTTCAGTATTGTTCGTGTATGAGAACAAAAGCGGAAATCTATTTATTGTCAATGAATGGTTTGTAAAAAAATGCAAGGAGCTTGGTATTTGGAGTCAAGCCCTAACCGAGGCAATTAAAGCCGTGGATGGGGATTTGTCACAAATTAGCGACGAAGTTATTCCGCCGGATATTAAAAATCAATACCGTACAGCCTTTGAGCAAGACCAGTTTAAGCTAATCGAATCTGCTGCCGCTCGACAAAAATGGATTGACATGGGGCAATCTTTAAATTTATTTAATAACAGCCCTAGCCTAAAGTACCTTAATGATTTGTATATGTTCGCTAGGGCCAAGGGGCTAAAATCGACTTATTATCTGAGGAATAAAAGCGCCAGTAAAATTGAGAAGTCTACTTCCGCCGCCGCTCCTCAGGCGTGTAGCGTTTTAGACCCAACATGTGAGAGTTGCCAATGAGTAAGACAGGATTAATACTAGGAGACGAAATAGCTGGAGTGAATCAAATCCTCCCGCACAAACACCAATTTGCTTGGGATTTATTTCTCAAGGGAGTGGCTAACAACTGGTCCCCCGCCGAAATTAACATGGGGGAAGATATTGCTCAGTGGAATAGTGGAAATTTGACAAATGACGAGAAGCTGCTCGTTAAAAGATGCCTCGGCTTTTTCGCTGGAAGCGAGTCCTTGGTCGGCAATAATCTACTGCTTACTGTCGCGAGGTGGGTAACTGACCCGGAGTGTAGGCAGTACATCCTCAGACAGGCTTACGAAGAAGGCTTGCACAATTGGACAGTGGTAACCTGTTGCGATAGCTACGGTCTTAAAATTAGCGAAGTCTACGAGGCGTATCTAAATGTTCCTTCTATCAAGGCTAAAGACGACTTTTTAATGGGAATCACCACGGATGTTAATAGGCCAGACTTTTCCACCAAGACCATAGAGGGTAAGAGGGAATTTTTGCGAAACTTAATTACTTATTACATTGTCTGCGAGGGCACATTCTTTTTTAGCGGGTTTGCTATGCTCTTAGCTTTGGGCAGGCAGAATAAATTGCCCGGACTTTCTGACCAAATCAGGTACACCCTTAGAGATGAGAGCTTGCACATCCAATTCGGTACGTATTTGATAAATACGATTAAAGAGCAGCACCCGTCGGTGTGGACGAAAAAATTTGAGCAGGAAACGGTAGAGCACATCAAGCGAGCAGTTGAGCTCGAAATTGACTACGCTCGAGACGTCCTTCCAAGGGGCATCTTGGGCCTGAACGCAGACATGTTCGTCGACTACATGCAATATATAGGTAATCGCAGGCTTGAAGGAATTGGGGTCAACTTCCGTTTTGATAGCGACCAGAATCCATTTCCTTGGCTTTCTGAAGTTGTCGATACGGGGGCGATGACCAATTTCTTTGAAAGGAAGGTTAAAGACTACCAGAGTTCGGGGGTCCTTGAAGACGACTTCTAATTTCCCGCAGTCCTAGCGGGTTAAATGGGCATGAGCAAGCCGCGTTATGGGCGCAGGGTGTATGCTCTCCGCAGTCCTAGCGGGTTAAATGGGCATGAGCAAGCCGCGTTATGGGCACAATGGCTATGCTCCCCGCAGTCCTAGCGGGTTAAACGGGCTTGAGTATGCCACGTTATGGACACATATTCTATGCTCCAAGTTGCCCCCTTGTAAAAAGGGGCGAAATTTCCCGCAGTCCCCTCGCAAGCCCCTCCGGGGCTTTCTTAACAAAGTAACTTTCACTATGTGAATATCGTTGTGTAATTAGTGGCATATGATGGATTACCAAATTCTTGTGAATATCGCCGTCGGAGTCGTTACCCTTATGGGAGGGTGGGTGTTTAAAATGATTCTTGGTCATATAAATGAAATTAAGAGCGAACACCACGAACTCATGCTAAAACATCATAATGATACGGATTTAATGAAGGAAAAACATAACCAATTAGCGCTATCTCTTCCCGATAAATACGTAAGCAGGGAAGACTTCAAAATGTTTTCAGAGAGAATGAACGACAGGTTCGATAGGCTCGAAGAAAAAATCGACAGATTAAGTAAAATTTAGACCGACCCTCGCCACACGCCCACCTCCCCCAGAAATGGGGGGGGTTTTTAATTTGATTTATTGTTTTTCTCCAATTATAATTTACGCATGGGAGATGAACTAGACCTGTCTAGGGTGAGCTACGTTAGTCTGCTTACTGCCCCCACGAGCAATAAAGATAATAACATAGAGAAGCTTCTAAAAATAGGGTTCGAAACGTCGAAAAATATAAAATTTCACGAAAAGATAATCTATACGGCCCAAAAGCCTGATTGTGAAACATATGATTTTAAAGTAGTGGAAATAAACCCCATGCCCTACGGGAGATATACTCCTTGGATTATGAAGAACTCCCCCAATTTATTTGAAAGCGATTTTGTTTTATTCTTTCAAGCGGACGGAATGATTCGTAATCCATCCGCTTGGACTGAAGACTTTTATAGCTATGATTATATAGGGGCTCCTTGGAGCCCCAGCATAAACGGGGGGAACGGCGGGTTCTCGCTCAGGTCTAGGCTTCTGTGTGAGCTGGCCAGTAAATTAGATTTAAGTGAACATAACTTTGACGCGGGTAGTCCCACTAATCGGATTCTAGAGAATCACGAAGACGTCATAATTTGCCGTAAGTATGAAAATTTAATGAAATATAATGGCGCTAAATTCGCTCCCGCCGACCTAGCAGTTAAGTTCTCAACAGAACACTGGGGGCTCACAATGGATGATTTTTACAACAGTTTCGGTTTTCATGAAATAGAGACGCTGGTAAACCCCGAGGTAAAGCTAAACAGGGTAGAATTCGTAAAGAAAATCTTAAATGATTGATAAAGTGTCAATATATGGCGGCACGGGATTCATAGGCTCAAATTATGTAAATAAATTTGAAGATGAATGCACGATAATTCCGAGGGAGGAAAGAGCCCCCCGGAGCAGTAACGTATTATATTTCATTAGCACGGTGCATAATTATAATATTTTTGACAAGCCCTTATTAGACATAGAAACTAATTTAATTACCCTAATAGAGACCCTAGAGAAGTGCAAGAGCAGGGAAGATATAGTTTTTAATTTTGTTAGCTCTTGGTTCGTGTACGGAAAGACACAAGACCTACCCGCTCGCGAAGACTCACACTGTAACCCGACGGGATTCTACTCGATAACTAAAAGAGCGGCAGAGCAAATGCTAGTCTCTTACTGCGAGACATTTAACTTGAAATATAGGATACTAAGGCTAGGAAACGTCTACGGAACTGGGGACGTAAAGGCCTCTAAACAGAAAAACGCCCTTCAACATCTAATTAGTGAGGTAGTAGCAGGCAGAGACATTAATTTGTACGACGGGGGTAGGAACATAAGAGACTTCCTACATGTTGAAGATGCTTGTGAAGCGATTAATTTAGCAATAAAAAAACTACCGACAAACGAGGTTACGAATATAGGCAGCGGCGAACCTCAAGACTTGATATCAATCATGGAGCACGTGAGGAATAAAGTCAACTCAAGAAGTCGCTTCAACTTTGTGAAGCCTCCAGAATTCCATAAGATAGTCCAAATAAAAGATATGTATTTAGAGACTAGTAAGCTAAAAAGCGCTGGGTTCAAACAAAAAATCGGCACTTACAAGGGGGTTGACATGCTCGTAGACAATCTCAGGAGAGACGCTGCCTACTCTCGATAAGAAAGGAATAACATGAAATTATTAGTGACAGGAGGAAGGGGATTCATTGGCTCGCACTTTGTTGAAGAGGCCTTAAATAAGGGGCACGAAGTCATAGATGTAGATAAAATGACATACGCAGCTTCAAAAGAATTACCTTGGGATGAGCACGAGAATTACGAGTTAATCAAAGAGGATATATCAAAGCTTAAATATTTACCCAAGTGTGATATTCTAATTAACTTTGCAGCGGAAAGTCACGTAGACAACTCAATAAAAGAAACCGAGCCTTTCATACAAAGCAATATAATGGGCGTTCACAACCTCTTAGAGTTAGTCAGGGGCAAGCGCAGTTACGACAGGCCTTTATTTTTACAAATTAGTACGGACGAGGTTTACGGAGACAACACTGAGACTAGTTTTTGCGAAGAAAATAAACTTAGCCCCTCAAATCCTTATTCAGCCAGCAAGGCGGCAGCGGAGATGCTGGTACTCTCTTATGGCAGGACCTATGGAATAAAGTACTTAATAACTAGAAGTGCCAACAATTACGGAGCAAGACAGTACGAAGAAAAATTAATGCCTAGGTGCATTTATGCTATCAAGCATGGAGAAAAAATACCCGTTCATGGAGATGGAAGCTACATTAGAGATTGGACCTACGTAGCAGATAATGTATCTGCAATTTTTTGCATTATTGAGTCTAAGGTCCAGAACGATATTTTTAATATAGCAGCAGAGAATCATATGCCCAACATGAAAGTAATCAGGGAGGTATTGAGTTGGTACGGAAAGTCGGAAGAGGAGTACGTGGAATTTGTCCCAAATAGGTGGGGGCAAGACTTAAAATACTCAATATCGGCCGAAAAACTAAAAGGATTAGGCTGGACCCCAAAGCACAAAGATGGTATATATAAGTGGATTTAGAATGAGTTCGATTGAAGAAAAAAAACACGAAATCCTGCGCTTGGTAGGGGAGTATATATCCGAAAAACACTCGAACAAGAAGTGGCGAAGAGGGGAAGACTGGGTTAGGTACTCTGGACCAGTTTTCGATAGCGAAGAGTATATCAAAGCGGTGGATTCCTTACTGGGGGAATGGCTAGTCCTTGGTAAAGACGCGATAGGGTTTGAAAACAAGTTCCCCAAGTATTTAGGAAAAAATTTTGGAGTGCTAACCAATAGCGGCTCAAGCGCGAACTTAGTTATGATGTCCGCGATGAAGTCAAAAAAATTATTTAATTTTCCGGAAGGCACAAAAGTCATAACTCCGGTAGCCGGATTCCCCACAACCGTTAACCCCATACTCCAAAATGGATTCCAGCCAGTTTTCGTAGACATAGAAATAGACACGCTAAACCTGAATATAGAACAGGTAGAAGAGAATGCAAAATCTGGAGCGAAAATAATTACATTCGCTCATGTATTAGGTAACCCGCCGAACATGGATAAGTTAATGGAGGTGGTGAAAGAGCATAATCTTATCTTATTAGAAGATTGTTGTGACGCCTTAGGCTCCAGCTATGACTCTCAGCCCTTAGGCTCCTTTGGCGAAATGGCTACCTGCTCCTTTTATCCCGCTCATCATATAAGCATGGGAGAAGGAGGCTTCGTGGCGACTAAAGACTGCATCCAAGAGAGAGTGGTAAGAAGCTTTAGGGAATGGGGCAGAGGCTGCTATTGTATAGGGGAAAAAGCGAACCTATTGAAAGATGGCACATGCAAGAAAAGATTTTCTAATTGGCTTCCCTCTATGGAAGATAAGGTATTTGACCACAAGTATGTTTACGAGGAGATTGGCTACAACTTAAAGCCGATAGAGCTTCAGGCTTCAATGGGGTTAGCGCAGTTAGATAAATTCCAAGAGATTCATGATAAAAGAATTGAGAATCATTCAAAACTTTTCAAAGTTTTCGAACAGTACGAGGAGTTTTTTCATCTACCTAGAGCTACAGACAAGTCAGAGCCAAGTTGGTTTGCTTTTGCTTTATCATTAAGAGACGGCTGCCCATTTAGCAGAGATGAAATTACGAACTTCTTAGAGTCTAATAAAATACAGACACGGACCTATTTTGCCGGTAATCTATTATTACAACCCGCTTACTCTCATCTTTCCGATATTAAAGATTCAATGAGGAATTTTCCGGTTTCCACCAAGGTTACAACTGATACGTTCTTCTTGGGGACTTCTCCGGTAATAACGAGCGAGCAAATAGAATACATAGAAGAAGCTGTAAAAGAATTTATAAGCAACAAAATATAACATAGGACTATAAACATGAGACAGAGAATTATTTTAGTTACAGGAGTATTAGGTCAAGATGGGGCGAACATGGTTGAATACCTTTTGCGAGACCCGATTAATCGTGTATATGGAATGATGAGACGGTCTGCAAATCCGAATTTTGAGAACGCCAGAAACTTTAGGGACGTGCCAAACTTTGAATTCGTATACGGAGACTTAACAGACGATGTGAGCATGGACAAGCTGGTGAGGGAAATCCAACCGGAGTACCTTGTTAATTTCGCGGCCAACTCGTTTGTCGGGTGCTCTTGGGACATGCCTGAGCAGGTGTTCGACGTGAACGCTCTTGGGGTATTAAGATGCATGGAGTCTATTCGAAAATTTAAACCCGACTGTAGGTTCTATAGCGCAGGAAGCTCCGAGGAGTTCGGCGACGTAGATTATTCTCCACAGGACATTCGCCACCCAATTAAGCCTCGTAGTCCATACGGAGCTTCAAAGGCTGCCGCTCGCCATTTAGTCAAAGTGTACAGGGAGTCATACAATATGTACGCCGTTCACGGAATCCTTTTCAATCACGAGGGGACGAAGCGGGGAGAAGAATTTGTCACCCGTAAAATCACGAAAGCCGTAGCGAGAATACGCCACGCGCTTAAGGCCGGCAAGTCTTTCAAGCTTCTAGAGCTCGGGAACATAGACTCGAAAAGAGATTGGTCTGACAGCGAGGACTTCGTTAAAGGTGTTTGGGCGATGTTAAATCAGTCCAGCCCAAAAGACTACGTGCTGTCCAGCGGAGAAACCCACTCTATTAGGGAGTTCGTCGAACGAGCATTTGAATATGCTGGATACGTTGGAGAATGGAAAGGTAGCGGACTTAAAGAAACGTACTCCCTAGGGCACAAGGCAAAGAAAGTGGCAGTAATGAAAGTAAACCCGCAATTTTATCGGCCAGCGGAGGTAGAATTACTCTTAGGCAATTCGATTCCAGCGAAACAAGAAATCGGGTGGGCTCCAGAAGTTTCTTTTTGCAATCTTGTCAAAAAGATGGTAGAGTATGATATCGCCGACCTAGATGAGAAAACTAAATAAATATCAGAAATTAATCAAGAAGTTCCTAAAAGACCCCGACGCAATCTACAAAAACGTAGGCCTTATCAAAAGAGAGGTGTCCATAGCGAAGAAGCTGTTTGTAAAAATAGAGCAAGAAAAGTTCTGGACGGAGTGTCACCTTCCCTTTAAACTAAATAGTCTAGCTTGGCTTCTCTCCGAAGACGGCGTCGAACATTTAAATCTAGAAATAAAAAGACAAAAATTGAAGCCCCACGAACCCATTAAATATGATATTAATGACGAGAAGCACGGGGAAGATGGAGAAGTCGAAAGACGCAAACGAACAATAATGGATTTTTTAAAAGATGGCTCCTAAGAAAAAAGCAAATAATACGGAAGGGGTAAATCCCCTAGACCAAATTAACGCCTACCTAGAAAGCAATAAGGGCGACCACTATAACTTTGAGGAGGAGCGACACTACGTAGTCTCGAGCGGCTCTTTATTACTTGATATAGAAATGGGAGGCGGAATTGGACCGGGGGTTATTCGAGCCTCCGGAATAACGGAAGGGGGTAAAACATCATGCGCTCTAGCCTTTGGAAAGAACTTCCAGAAAATGGAAAACGCCATGGTCGTTTACATAAAAGCAGAAGGGCGACTATCTTCCGACATGATAGAGCGCGCAGGAATTGACACCGACAAGCAAAAATGGTTTGTTTACAAAAGCAACGTTTATGAGTCCGTAATTAATTTGATGAGAGAATTAGTGGGCAACAACAAGTCCCAAAGAAAGTATATGTTTATTATAGACTCCATGGACTCTCTTGTCCCCAAGAACGACCTTGAGAAGCCCCCAGAGGAGGCTAATAAGGTGGCGGGAGGAGCCCTGCTGAGCACAGACTTTCTAAGAAAAATGGCCCTAGGCATGACCACTCGCGGCCATATATGCTATATGGTTTCCCAAGTACGGAGCAAGGTGTCGATTAATCCGTATGAAAGAGGAGACGCCAGAGTAACGAACGCTTCGGGAGGAAACGCCCTTCTTCATTTTAGCGACTGGATTCTCGAGTTCCAAGAGAGACACTTAAAAGATATAATTTCCACCCAGCCCAACGGCAAGGGGGACTTGCTGGGGCATTGGTGCAAGGTAGTATTCAAAAAAACCCCCAACGAAAAAACGGGGTCGCTGGTTCGTTACCCAATTAGATATGGTGGGGTTGGCGGGAAAAGCATTTGGGTAGAATACGAAGTAGTAGACATGCTTCTTGCGTTCGACATGGCTAAGAAAGCGGGCGCTTGGGTTACGATTTCAGATGAGCTTATAGAAGAGGTTCGGGAGAGTACGAAAGAAGAATTGAAGAAGCAGCATCAGGGCGCGGACAACCTTAGAAAATACTTCGAAGAGAATCCGAAAATTGGCAAGTACATATTTTTCAAGTTTAGAGACACGCTAAAGAAGTCATGAGGCTTCTTAATATATACGGAAGACTCCAGAAGAGGAGCGTCTCGAAATATTTAATCAACTGGAACAAAAAGTCTCGCTCTAAAATACAATTTAAAGTAAAAAAATTCCTTGAACCCTTTTGGAAAGCTAACGTCGTATATGAAGAATTCCCCGTTTACGGAACGCGGATGTCAGTAGACATATTAAATGCTACCAAAAAAATCGCGATAGAAGTTCAAGGAAGACAACATAGTGAATTCAATAAGTTCTTTCATGGCAACTCAAGGCTAAAATACCTCGAGGGAATCAAGAGAGACATAAAGAAGGCAGAGTGGCTCGAAAAGAATGGGTTTATCCTGTTAGAGGTAGAAGAAAACGAAGTAGACTTACTTTCCGTAAAATTCTTCCTAGACAAGTTTGGCACGACTCTTTAGTGCTTGACTTTTCTTAAAAAAACACGTAAATTAGAAAGACAAACGATATGCAAATATATTCCCTAAACGTAGAAAAGCACGTATTAAGCGGCTTAATTAAATACCCCAACCTTTTCGCCGACGTCGAGAGATTCGTCGGAGAAAAAGACTTTTACAACGAAGTCCATAGAACCATTTTCTGTGTGATTAGAAGCATCCTATTAAATAGAGGCGAATTAGACAAAGTGCTACTCGCCGAAAAAATAAAAAATCTTGGAGTATCTTTTAAAGATGATATCGATATATATAATTATATTGATAATCTAGACTTCTCTCAGATTAAGCCTCCAGCAATAATTGAGGCTTCTAGGGAGTTGCTAAAACTCAGGATACGACGAGAAATCCAAGAGGCCGCGAAAGAAGTCCAAGCACTTGTCGAAAAATCCGCCAATAAAGATATAGACGAAATAATCGGAGAGGCTGATTCATTATACAACTCCAAAATCAATGGATACTCCCTACAAGACGAGCCTATAAATATATTTGACGACCTCGTAGACTTGGTGGAAGAAAAAGGTAACGAGCCAAACGAAGATATCGGGCTCACTACTCCATTCGAGGAATTCAATCGGATGTACGGAGGGTTAAGGTCTGGCAATTTGTACGCTGTCGTTGCAAGGCCGGGACAGGGCAAAACCACTTGGATTAACAATCTGGCGATGAAAACCGGAGAGATGAATGACGTCCCAGTTTTGATGCTTGATACCGAAATGGCGACTCTAGATATTCAATTTAGAACGGCTTCCTCTATTACTGATGTACCTATGTGGTTTTTAGAGACGGGGAACTGGCGCAAGAACGGAGAGCTAGTTAAGAAGGTCCGCTCTGGCCTCAGCAAGGTGAAGCCTACCCTAAAATGTTACCACGCCTTCGTGGGAAACAAAAGTATAGACCAAATCTGCTCGATGGTAAGACGCTGGTACTTATCAAGCGTTGGCAGGGGCAATAAATGTATTATCACTTATGATTACATAAAGCTCACCGGAGAAAAAGTGGGCCAAAACTGGGCAGAGCATCAAGCCATCGGAGATAAGATAGACAAGCTCAAAAAATTAGCAGAAGAGATTAAGGCCCCGCTAATAACAGCCATGCAGTTGAACAGGAGCGGAGAGAACTTCAATAGGAGAGGCACAGATATCACCGATGACAGCTCCGCCATATCTCTTTCTGATAGGCTCCAGTGGTTCGCAAGTTTTGTAGCAATCTTCAGGAGAAAAACCTTAGACGAGATGGCTGACGATGGAGAAAACTTTGGGACGCACAAACTAGTGCCCCTCAAGACGAGGTTCCAAGGCAAAGACGCAGCTGGTCACCACGACCTAATTAGAAGGCCAATGGAAGACGGGACACTTAAGTGGATGAATAATTTTCTCAACTTCTCTGTAAATAATTTTAACGTAGAAGAACAAGGGTCTCTCCATAGCATAATCGAAGCCCAGCAAGAAAGATTTAACCCGCAAGACTCAAACCCACTCGACGGAGAAGACCTTCTATGAATGACGTAAAAGATATTCTTATTAGCTTGGGCTACTCTAATATTACCGAGGATTCTAAAAATTATCGGATGAAGCCGATATACCGAGATTCAAGCAGCAACACCGTTCTTAGCGTTAGGAAGAGCACGGGGAGCTTCATTGATTTTAGCAAGCAGATAGGCGGGTCTCTG